GCCAGTGTAGTGAGTGACGCCTACGCCCCCAGCAACCCTTATACTGGATATCGTCACCTGCAGTGTGAATGAGTCTACCTGCACCCCCGTTACGTAGGACCACGGGACAGTTTGATTAGGTCTGTCCATGCCACGGGCACCTCAGTGCAGCTTGGCCTTCGTCGCCGGGAGGAGCAACCGCGCGCCCTTGGACGACTTCAAAAGTCGGTCCAGCACAGCGGCAGGCACATCTCCAGCCTCGACGGCTTGGCGCAAGGCAGACAAAAGGAACGCCTCAGGGGTGGCGGCAACGTTGCCGGCAATGAAGTCCAGCAAGTCGACAATCTGGGTCACAACCACAACGTGGGAGTACACGGCACCTCCCGAAACATTGCTCGTGCCCGCCACGACAAACGCGCAAGGACACGTCAAATCCATGTCCATTGCCCCGGTGCCCCACGCCGTGGTATCGGCATCCAGGTTGGTCGCGTACTCATTCTGGTCAGGGCCAGTGCCGTTGGAAATGTATGGCGTCAAATCCAACTCCACGGTTTGCCAGGTGGGCCCGGTGGCAGCCCCCGCCATAGCAATCGTGTTGGCAATGGTTGGCGCAGCGGTGGTGGCGTCCTTGAACACCACAGTATCACCGCTCGCCCCAGCTCCGCGCACCGGCGCGATCGTCACAATCCCCGCCTCCGTGCTGGTATTCGGCCGGAGAGGCACAAGGGTCACTTTGCACTTGCGAACGCGGATTCGCGCAAAGTGCTTGCGGATGTCAGAAATGTAGCTCTTGCCCACCGACGCATCCGACCCAAGCACCGGCACCTGGCCTCCACCGGAGTTACCAGGCACCAGGCCCGCCGTCGTAGCCGGGTCAAAAGTGTTGGTGGCAAAGTACAGACTCCCGCTCACACCATCGCTGCCGTCACCCACCCACAACTGCCCCGCGACCCACGACTGCTCATGTCCAAGCAAATCGTTAAGTCCCACAGGGGGCACATAGGGCATGATGGCGGCCGGGGCAGCGACACCGCGCTGCCCTCTGGATCCCGCTCCAGCTGCTTCCTTGGCAATACCATTCCTGCGCCGTTGCGCCCGGGAAGGCTTGCCCGTTTTCTTCTTCGAATTCATCATCGTCTTTCCGTCAATCAGGGACACCCCGACGGCCAGGGGGACTATTCATCATGCGGGACCACACTATTCAGTGGCAGAGCCGTGTAGTCTCTTGGCGCTTTGGTTCGCTTGGAAAATTTTATGTGGAGGTACCACAACCAATTTGGTCACAGTGGTGACGTGCACGTGGCATGTTCTACTTCAGTGAGCGTTACACATCCAACCCGTCGAGGTGCTCCCCTGGCTTTCCTAAGGCCTTTACAGCCACTACAGCTGCGGTTCACCACCTCTCCCCAACGAGAAGGACACGAATACTCAAATCACGAAAAGCATTTCTGCTCCAACACCACGCACCCACTGCCCGCATGACCCCTTTGCATATCAGCATGCCTGCTCCCCGTGCATAGGGCCCCCGCTCACCACGCGAGAGAGTCGAATACATTCGAAACGTGTGACACAACGACAGGCTTACGCCATAGGGGGGTGAGCTTGGACAACTCTCCCTCCAGCGCAACCTGCAAGTCTGGCCAGATACCAAACGCCTTTGCGAACGACACTCGGCACACTGTGTGTGGCTCACAGTACTTCGCCGACATCCCACGAGCAAGGTACTCCATCCCAGTTTCAGGCGCACGGTTACTCAACTTCGCCGCAGCCCTCTTACTGAGGGTCGTATCCTTAAGGAGTGAATTGTAGAATGCTCCAAACACAGGAACATCACCGGCGAGGGACAACCCACACTCGCCGATGGCCTTGCGCATGGCCTTCCAGTACTGCTCATCCCTGACAGGCTTCACCACACACAAGTCCTTACTCAGAACTTGTCGCGGGTCCCTCACCATCCTCCAGAGACCAGGCCGCACCTCCAACGGGTGCGCCTGGCAGAACTCAACCTCCTCCAAACAAAACACTGGCTCCTCCACCTTCATGACCATGCCAAGCTGCTGAAACCAGCCAGCCAGGTCAGCGAATTGACCAACATTCTGCCGCTCA